CGCTGGAACGATGGCACCACCGCGGCAACGATCAACGTATCGATCGCCGGAACGTATCAGCTTACCGTGGCAGACGCCAACGGATGTGAAAGTACGGCCACCAAAACGATAGCGTTTACGCCGCTGCCCGTAGTAACTATTCACACGGAAGGACTCACGCTCGTGGCCGAAGGAGCCACCACCTACGAATGGTATCGCGATGACGAACCCATTGGTGTCACGACAAATACGCTGGAGCCCAAGGAATCCGGTCGCTACACCGTCAAAGGCACAACGGCGGGGTGTTGGTCGTTTTCGAATGCACTGAGTATGATTATTACCGGCATAGAAGACATGAAGGGCACCACGTATGTTGAGCCTAACCCAACCACGGGTTTATTCACGGTGCATACCGCCGGCACTGCGGGCAAGCTGACCATCACCAACACGCTCGGCGTAGAGGTTTTCACAGCCAGTCTCCCGCATGCCGACAACGCGATAGAAATAAACCTCATGGGACAAACACCCGGCCTCTACCTGATTACGATTCAGGATGCACACGGAGTCGACGTGCAACGGCTTATGATTATACGATAGTTTTTTGAAGTCACTATTTTGAGGGCACCTATAAGAAAGGGACGGGAATGCCTGCGGCGATCTCCTGGCGAGTGAACATTGACACCCGTTTGGGTTTAAAGTTTACCCGTCGACTCCGCTTATCTTTTCACTCGAAGCCTCAATCCCGCATCTCATGGCCGCCTCAAGCACATCGATGTCTATATCTTTTAGCGTCTTGAACTTAATACAATACCCGCTCACGCTCGCCTTGCCGATCTTACTTCCATACGTTTGGGGCAAGTAAGTCTTATCCTTGATGCCAAGAATATGAACAGAGATCCCGGTTTTGTTGGCGAGCAAACCAATTTGAAAAAATTCCCGGGTGGTTCCATCAGCATACTTTATGTTGTAAAATCCATATCCTATCGTAGGATTAGTAATGACTTTACCTTCGCTGTTTTTACCATCGTAGAACCATAGCCTGCCTTCTGGCAACACTTGAAGCGTAATCCGCTGGTGCAACGCTCGCATCTCACTTCGTTTTGGTTCGGGCTGACTGGCGATATACTTTTTGATTTGTTCTTGTACATTCATACCATACAAAATTACGGTTGCTTACTTTGTCCATTCAAAACCCGGTTTACTTCTATCCGTCAACCGGGTTTGCTCCGATAGCCGCTTGTCCCGATGGCTATCGGAGCTCGATCGGACAGGCAATCTTGCAAACAAAGACCGCTTTCTTGCAGTGCAAACACGACAATAATAATGGCTGGATACGACAAAGTATTTGAGCCCATGTACAGGCTGCTGATCATATGCCTTGGAAACATTTTCGCGCTGAACGCCTGGTCACTTCAGGTCAGCACCTTCGTATTGTTTGGGAATAGGAAGATCAGGTCGCTCGTTTGTGTATTGAAAATTCAAATTCGCCATCATGGAAGATGACTACGACTATGATTTTCATTACGCCGGCAAGCCGATGATGCCCATGGCAAGTCTTGACCTGAATGGAAATGTGGTTTACTTGGGTACGCTGACCAAGTCTTTGGCTCCTGCCATCCGGTTGGGATTTATCGTGGCGCCCGTAGAGTTTATACGCGCCGCTACGCATTTCCGGAAATACATCGACTCCCATGGAGACAGCATCCTTGAAAATGCCATTGCTGACATGTTCAAGGATGGCACCATTGTGAGACACATCAAGAAGTCTGTGAAACTGTATAAAGAACGAAGAGACCATTTCTGCAGCCTGCTAACGAGTGCGTTGGGGAAACACGTCTCTTTTAAAATTCCGGAAGGCGGCATGCTGGTGTGGGTCACATTCTTAAAAAAGAACCTGCCGCTGGTCTCGGAGAAAGCCCTTGCCAAAGGACTGGTCATGGGCAACGGCACCGATTACGACACAAAAAGAAAAAAATACAACGCCGTGGGCATGGGCTTTGCCTCCTTGAATTTCAAGGAGCAGGAGAAGGCGGTGCATATCCTGAAAGAGATCCTGGAGTGATACCTCACGACAAGTTTTTACAAAATCAAAACGATGTGAATCGGTTGAAAAATTTCAGAGTGGACACCATCTACAACGTTTGCATTGATGTAAAATTGATAACCCACGATTACGCGGGATGCTCCGCGGATGCAAACCAACGTTGCTGACCCACTACTAAGGCCCGTTTCTGAATAAATGTCTTATTTTTGCGCCGCAATGAAAAGAATCATCGAATACAGACGGCTTTTGGGTGTTGGCGCATCGGCCGATTTAAAAGAGCTGAAGACCGTTTACCGGAATTTCATGAAAGACTGGCATCCGGATAAATTTCAATCGGACGAGGAGAAAGCTGCCGCCGAAGAAAAAAGCAAAGCTTTTATTGAGGCCTATCATTTTTTAGTAAGCATCGCCCCCGAAACCCAGGCGCAGAAGCTTGAAGAGTATACCGCGGTGATCACGACTTCAAAAATAACCGACTTTCAATATAAGGGGCAGACCCTGCAGGTCTATTTTGCCGATGGTGCTGCTTTTGAATACTTCGGGGTTCCCCGCAATATCTATCTGAAATTTGTGAACGCCGACTCTCCCGATCGTTTTGCCAGAAGACACATCTACCAGGCTTTCATCTACCGAAAGGTGACCAAGGCCGTTGAGGCTTGAGTCCGGTTTCTCCGTGGAGATCCCCCATCGACCACTTCATTTCGTGAGGGCAAGACATGCGCCAACGCTTGGCCCAGCTTATAGGGACCGTTCCGTGGAGGTTTTGAGCCCCAAACAACGGAACGACCAGATTGCGTCGCAGGCCTTTAACGCGCATTATACTCCCGTACGGCAGCTGTGGAAGTAGCGCACAAAAACGCAGGAAAAAATTATACCGAAACTTTTCCATGATCCCTCCTGGTCACCGAACAGTCGATGAAGCGCATGATGCTGACGTGAATTGACTTGAAATGGAGTTTAAATACAATAGTCGGTCCGGTGCAGCGATAAAAAACAACTGTCAACATATTTGTTGCTATCCCACTCGTTAACATGAGCGTATGGATCATTTGTGCCGTGTGCCTCTTAAAAAAAGTGTAGAACTTTTTTCGCTTGCGAAATATTATCCCCAAAATTTTTCTCAACAAAAGAAAATGGTACACGATCCGACGCCAGGATAACTCAAAACGCTTCAGCAGCGCTTTCGTTTTTCCATTATGCGTCATGTTCTTTTTTTCCGTCAAGCCACGCAAAGTGATTTTTCGATATGTTTTCTAATTTTTCGGGCGAAGAGTCGATTAAGACGTTGGAGGTATAACAAATTTCTCATTGCTCCTTGAACCACCGGATAAATTCTTCCCTCTGGATGTTTTGATATACTAAGGTAAAGTTTAAAATCCACCCTGATTTTTAAACAAAAGTGCGGGGAAAGTTACAAGTGTGCCAATTAACCATTATCAGATATGTTGGTTTATTTGCCAGTAAATCAAAAAAGCCCAAGCATGAGAAGAAGGATTCTAGGTTTGTTGATGGCCGTACTGCTATCTCCGATAGCGGTCATGGCCCAAAGCGGCTGCAAGTTCACCATTTCCACTTCCGCGACGGAGTGGCAATTTGATGGAGCAGCCAAAGGAGTGAAACCGGGTGACCGGATTTGTTTCAAAGGAGGAACCCGGACGGGTATTAAGCTTATCAATATCCACGGTACGGCAGCACTGCCGGTTATTATTTCGAATGAGAGCAACAGCTCAGTCGTTATCAGCGCACCCGTGTCGTACGGAAACGTGGTTGAGGTCGACAATGTGAGCTACGTGAAGTTCTCGGGGAGCAACAATCCGTCGGTCAAATATGGCATCGAGATCACCGGCGGGCAGATGGGGATCAACTTCCAGCAGTTGAGCTCCGATTTCGAAGTAGATCACCTCTACGTTCACAATACGGGTTGCGTCGGCATTGTAGCCAAGACCGACCCCACGTGCGACGCCTCCACCTGGAGAGGCCGTTTCACGATGAAGAACACATCATTTCACGACAACTTAGTCAGCAATACCGGATGCGAAGGATTTTACATAGGGAATTCACACTACGACTCGGGCGTAGGCATGACTTGTAACGGCACCAACCAAACCGTGTGGGAACACGATGTGGTGAACGTGAAGGTCTATAACAACACAGTACAAAACACCGCTAACGAAGGCATCCAGGTCGGGTCGGCCATTTCGGGTTGTGAAGTGCACCACAACTCCATGACCAACTTCGGCACCAAGGCTGGCTATGGACAGGACAATGGTTTCCAGGCCGGCGGCGGCACCACACAGGCAAGAGTATACAGCAACGTCATCGATACAGGGAATGGCTATGCCGTCTGGGATTCCGGAGGGGGTGGTATCTATTTTAACAACATTATCCGCAACGCCCTGATGGGAGGTTTCTCGCTAATAGACTATGCCGGCAATTATGCTCCGACCGGGTTCATGGTGATGAACAACACCATGGTGAACTGCTCACAATTCGATATCCTCATGTACAGCGAAGCCCCGGCCACGTCGCAGTTTGCCAACAACATCTTTGTGACGAATCAGGCCAGCGGCTACACCTACATCAAATACAACGCTCCCAACGCACAGAAGCGCACAGTGGAATACAATAACCTGAAGACAAACAACATCGCCAGCGTGAAGTTTGCAAACGCGGCAGGCTTGGACTTTCACTTGTTGACGGGCTCACCGGCCATCAATGCGGGGATAGACTTGCTCTCCTTTGGCGTGAGTGTCGACAAGGATGGCAAGTTACGCATCGGGGCCTTTGACCAGGGTGCTTTTGAATTTGGAGGAGCAACCAATTCGGCGCCGGTGGTCAGTGCCGGCTCGGATAAAACCGTGACCCTGCCCACGTCCTCCACGACCATTACCGGAACAGCTTCCGATGCGGGAGGTTCCATTAGCAGCTACACCTGGACAAAAGTGTCCGGCGGCGCGGCTACGCTGACCAATGCAAGCACCGCCACCCTTAGCGTAAGCGGCCTGGTCGCCGGCACCTACGTCTTCCGCCTGACCGTGAAAGACAATGCCGGAGCCACCGCCAGCGACGATGTGACCGTGACGGTTAGCACGAACAAAGTGCCAACAGTAAGCGTAGGCACAACACTGAACATCGCCACGGCTACAACGTCGCTCACCGGCACGGCTTCTGACCCAGACGGTACTATCGCCTCGTACACGTGGACAAAGGTATCCGGTGGCGCAGCCACGCTGACCAACGCCGGCGCCGCTACAGTCAGTCTTAGTGGACTGGTAACCGGCACCTATGTATTCCGTCTCACCGTAAAAGACAATGGCGGTGCCACAGCCTACGCAGATAAGACGGTAATCGTTTTGATCGGTGGCACGAACGCAGCGCCAACGGTTAACGCGGGTGGCGCTAAAAACCTGGTGTTGCCCACCAATTCGGTTTCGCTGGTGGGTAGTGCGTCTGACAAGGACGGTACCGTCACATCATATACATGGTCCAAAGTTTCCGGAGGTAACTGTATGCTTTCCAACCCAACGTCGCCTACGGCCGTGGCAAGTGGCATGGCGGAAGGTTCTTATGTTTTCCGTTTGACGGTGAAAGATAATAAGGGCGCAGCGGCTAGCGCCGACGCCTCCGTGAGCGTTTCCAAAGGCGCTATCACGCGCTTCAGCTTCCGACCGGCAGCCGCCAGCATCAGCGGCTGGATCAGCGTGGCGGGTGCACCTCATGCCAGCGTGATCACGGCAACCGATCCGGCGACCAACGTCACCGTGAGCAGTGTGGCTACCGGCCAGTGGAACCCGGCCAACTACGGCTCACCGATCAGTTCCTATGCCGGTGGCGTGAGCAACGGCACCGTTCAACCGGCAGCCGTCGTACAGAACAACTGGTTCAACTACAACGCGGCGTATGGCACCACCGTTAACGGCGTGTTACAAGGCGACAACCTGAAACTGACCCGGCTCAATCCTACCCACCGGTACACCCTCCAAATGGGTGCTTCGCGTGCTGCCGGCAATGGTTCGCCCGATCAATATGGCGCCTTCGAATACCGCATCGGCGGTGTCGTGAAGACGTTGACCGTTACCAATAATGCCAGCGTGCAAGTGGAATACGCCGGGGTTGCTCCGAACGCCAACGGCGAGATCGGCATCAGCGCACGCAAGATGGTCGGCAGCGCGATGAACTTTGGCTATGTCGGCTGGGTCGTGGTCATCGACCTGACACAAGAACAATCGCTTACTGCCAAGGGCATCACGGTCGCCCGCGCGATCGACGTAGACCTCGCCTCCACGGCGCCAACGGACAATACTGCAGTTGACTCGACAACCACGGTCACCACGCCTTCGGAAGCTGACTTTGTGTTCCTGGACAATCGTTATCCCGGTGGCTATGACTACACCGTCGCGATCTTCGACGGCTCCGGTCGCCGCATATACCAGGGGCAGTGGAGCCCGGAGATGCACACGCAGACCTTTACACCCGGTGAATTGTATATCTACCACGTTCTCCAGAACGGCAAGAAGATAGACACGGGTAAGACGGTCGTGCAACAATAGTACAGTCCGCCCCAGGATTGGGGTGCTCAATAAACATGAGGCATCGTGAACGTCGCCACCGGCTTTCGCGATGCCTCACGTATTTGTAACGTGCTTGATACTGATGGGGAAAAACATCCCCGGCTCACCCATAAAATGGTGCGTTGCTCCCCATCGTTCTTGCGGGGAGCCGTGTTGAGAAAATTTCAAAAACCTTTAATCGCTAACTTCTGCGAGATATTTCATGGCCAACTCCTGGTAGTGCAATGAAAGCGTTCGCCCAGGATGCCCGGGGTCAATTTCAGTCAGTTTCCAAGGGTCATCCCCCCAAATCTCCTCTGCATCACTCAATCTTCGGCCTACTTCAAAAAGCCGATCCGTCGCGATTTCTTTAAGCACCATCCCTTTGTTGATGGTAACTTCCGATGTGATTGGCGTAAACATATTTATTTCGTTATGAGGTTATGCCTGTATAGACTCAAATGGCATACCAAGCTTGCTTCATTCGGATTTCCTTCAACACTTCCTCGTCGTTCATCTTGGGCATATTGCAGTCCACAAAAATAAAATCTACGGACTCCCTTCGCGTCCAGAGGAAGTGGAGCGCATCTAATGGATATGAAAAATTGAAACAAGCAGCGTCTGTAAATGACTCGATTACGTCTTGTAGTGTGTCTTTATCGTCATCGATTAGAACGGCCGTTTTCATGATGAAATTTAATAATGAGAGTAATTTTTGTAAAGAGGGACTGGGTTTGTCTGGTGGGTATGCGTGGGGTTTCTTGAGATGTTGTTCTGGTGTTCGGTTGGTTCTTTATTTATATTTTATAGCGATTGATTTACAGGTCGTTACATGGAGGGTAGGAAGGGCGGGATTACCTGCGGTGATCCCGGTTTGGGCGTGGGCTTCAATCCCATAAATGCCCCGTTCGCTGCGCTCACTATATTTTGTTTAAAGAGGCTTTGCTCAAGTGAGGCACTCGGGCAAAGCCCTTTAAACAAAAATGCCCTCCTTTGGAGGGCGGGCATTTATGGGATTGGCGGAGAGGGCGGGATTCGAACCCGCGATACCCTTTCGAGTATACACACTTTTTAGCGTTTCTGGGCGCTTTTGTTGCTACCCTAACTTAGGGTAGCAGAAAAAATTACCCTAGATTGCTACCCTAAAGGGCAGCAAAGTTATCCACATTCCGTATGGGTTCGAATGATAAACTGAAAACCACCGTAGCGTTTGCACTAAAGACGCAAGTAAGCACCGACAACACCCGTCACGTTTTTGCATTCGTCCGGGCATACAAGTTCAAAAAACTGGTGTCCGAATTTAAGGTCTACGTTGCTGATGGCGATTCCCCTCTCCTACTGACCAAATCCCAATTGACCAAAAGTACCATCATCGACCACCCTAATTCAATCCGCCTGAACCAACTATTGGCAGGCATCACAGAAACGATTAGGGCGACCGTGGACGAACTTTTAAAGAATGCCCATACATTGGAACCCGATATTGTTAGGACTGCTGTAAAGTCCTATACGAAGCGTTTCAATAGCGATTACCTTGCCTTCCTCAAAAGGGAAATTGTTACCATCACCAACGGCAACATTACCCGGTTTGATAGTCTACAGGTAGACAAAGACGTTCTTACCAAGATTAAGAACAATCCCCCGTTGGACGAAACCGGGCAACCGGTTACGGGTGATGATATGGAAGACGTCTTGAACACCGAACAGGTAGAATATCAAAAGACCATAGACGCACAGAAGATCAAGAAAATGAAAACCGAGGAAATCTATCGGTTGGGGCTTTGGAATAAGGCCAACATTTTCGAAATGTTTGCCAGCATCTACTTCGATCAATCTTGCCCGGCTACATATCAAAAAATTGTCCTGCGGTTGTTGGAGTACAGGGAGCACAAAAAGCCAAAGGAAGATGTTAAGCATCTAAACACACAATGGCTGGTAGATTTCTTCAACTTCCTGAATGAAACGGGATTTTACGTTATCAACACCAGCAACCTAGACCCCCTTCGTTATGATCGGAAGATTTTCTTTCAAGATAAAAAAGAAGAGAACCCCAAGGAAAGAAAGCCATACGAACCAAAGTCACTGAATAAGATGATTGGAATTGTAAAAACCCTTATCGCTGGCAAAGACAAATTCACATTTTACAAAAAGGGTTACATTCCAAAACTTGATTTATCTGAATTGAACTTAGCTGCCATCACTGACAAAAAAGATGTTGACGGCACCAGAATAGAACACAACTTAGTGAAGAGCGAAGTTGACGAAATCTATCATTTCAAATTTACCAAGACTTCGTTAGACGAATATCAGGAGATATTCAACACCGTGAATAAATCCAAGAATGTCCCAATAACTATTGAAGATTTGGAAACAGCACGGCAACTGTTCATTCTTCAAATTTTCTTTGGTGGGTTACGTGGCTTCATTGAACTATCCACAGCCAAACTTTTGAAGCACGGCAAAGAACACGTGGTGACGTTTTACCAAAACAAGGTAACAAACACAGTGACCAATCCATTGAACGCCTACACCGAGGCAATACTAAAACCATTGAATTACAAGATACCAGTATTGACCAGATACAACGCACAGGAAACCAAAAAACAGGTTACCAATATCAACTTGCTTGAAAGTCATTACAGATCATTGCTAAAAACCATTGGACACATTGTAAATCTTGACAGAGATGTTTTAACGGACAAAGTGAAGTTCCTTCATCAACCAATAAAAGAAATCTTCAACCCATACTTTAGCCGCAAGACATTCGGAACAATCTGTTTCTCGGACCTTGGTTTGAATGATTCCGAAATTTCCCTATTTACGGGGCACAAAGACAGGAACAAAACAGAACTTAGTTCGTCATACATCCAAAAGGATACGATTAAGGATAAGAAGAAACTACTTGAGAAATTAAAGATAGGAAAGGCACCCAAGTAACTCCGTTGTGTAGATTCGCGTTTTAAAAGCCCAATGTGAGGGGATGGTTTAACTACGATCCCTTTCTTTTGTCATATTTAAAACCCCCAACATCAGGGTATCTTGGTTTCATTTATTTACTTAAATTAGGATAAAAGTAGGCTATGTTAACTGATTCCGAACGCGAGGCCATTGCCGATCAAATGGCCACTGCCCGAAGCAAAATGAACTTCATCTGCGATCTGCTAAACGTGGAACTGATGGAAACTTCTATACTGTCAGACCAAAACAGGAAGTACGAACGCGAACAAGCCCTAGTTCTAAAAGTTCGCGAACTAAACAAAGTGGTCGAATACTACTCAATGAACCACAAACTACATTCCCTCAAATCACGGGAAAAATAAATCTGGAAACTAAGGTAGGGTCTAAGGCACCTTTGGAGAGTATATAAGTAGACCGTTGGCAGTTGGTGCCGCTAGGTCACATAGCAGGTTGGCAAACCAATTTCACCCTGCTTGCAAAATCCATTGTCTGCCCCCGCAAAGGGCAGTTGGTAGACGGATACACTCCAGCCGGGACGGTATCCGTTTTTTTTATTATCTTCACATACTTCCCCGACACATACCGTCCGGTATTGTAGTACGGGGCAAGGAATCAACTAAGGGTGAAGTAATCCAGACGGGACGAAAAGCCCTTTATTTTAGAAACCAAAACACCCGCCTATATGCCAGAAGTTATTAAAGTTGACATCAGTTATAGAGATGGAAATAATCCTACACCGAAAAGTATAACGGTTTTTTTACCAATCGAGGGAGTTGCAGCATACAAGCATATTTCCGGAAACGACTTCGAAATTTTCATAAAAAAAGACTATTCATCAACCTTTGGTACCGTGTTAAGTGCAAAAAGCAATCTTTTAGCTGAAAAGTTCAAGGTGTTGTAGACTACCTTTTATTTCGTTTGTATAGTCCCCAATTCTTCTGAACCCAATAGATCAGGGTTGCCAGCAATACCAAGCTGGTAAGTATCTCATTTAGACCAATAAAGTTTACACCCACTATGGCAAGGGTAGTAACGTATGAAAACACATCTTTCATCTCCTGCTTATTCTCCATCCTCTTTAGCATTCTTAAATAATATCTTGCCGAACACAATTTTTTCTAACCTTTCAATGAACACATCGGGAGCAAATAATAACATTATGCCCGATACGAAAAGACCACCCAAAATATAGTAGTCAAAGGTGATGCCCTTGATTAGAAGGAACGCACCTAGAACCATCAAGGCAAGCCCAAGTATTGTTGATTTGTAGTATTTCAAATTTCTTATTATCATATATTATCGGTAGTTCAAAAATATTCCGCTTGCACTTCCAGTGTTTGGGGTGCAACTCGATCTGTATAATGGGTAACTTGCTTTGTTCCTTTCTAGGTATGATTTTAGACGATCTTGGTAGAATTGAATTTTATCTTTTATTGCTTGTCTCTTAAATGTCAATTCTTCAAGGGTCGCGTTCTGACTATTATCAGATGATTGCAATACCTCCCCTTTCTGTTCAGTCTTTACGGCTGAAAATGGTAGATATTCAAACCACGCACCATAGGCTGCAAGAGGTCTAATGTATTGCGTCAACAACACTTGGTTAAGTGGAGTTATGGTAGATGCTGTTAAGCCTGTAGCCGTATTGCCAGATACTTGTGTTTGCAACTCAGTTAATAGTGCATCCCCAAGTATATCGTAAACATAATATTCTTCACTGATCAGAATATAAGGTTCAAGCAAGTCATCTTGGATGTTTTTGGAGATGCTGGTAACTTCCTTTAAGTCGGCAACTGTTGTTAATTGAAAGTATATCATTAGGCTGCAACGGTTGGAGTATTAATGTTATTTGTAGTTGAACCAGAAGTTGCCAAAGGGTTAAGACCCAAAACAATTTCACGTCTTTCATCAACAGTGGTATCTTCCGGTTGAAGTTCAGGAATAGTAAGTTTCAATGTTTGATTCAACAATGTTGCCGACCCTAAACCATTTGCCTCGAACAGTTTGTTGAAGCCGTCTAACAAATCTTCCTGATAGGAACTTACCACGTTGGCAATGTATTCCATTCTACTAACATTTATATCGTTACTGTCTGGATTGGATGAACCAAAGGAATCACTATTAGAAAGTCCCAAAAGGTTAAGGCTGGCACCGTGGGCAAAGCAAATCTGTTTGGTTGCTTCTCCCATAAAATCTTTAAAAATGGAATTACTTAAACTATCTTGAATAGGAACAAATTCAGGCTTTGCAATCGCGGTATCACCGAATACAATCACAATAGACTTCTTATTGCGGTCAACACCCATATGCGCGTTCTCCCACTCTCTTACCATCTTTTGTTGTTCTTCAACTGGAATGTTGCTATTGATATAAAGAAATCCCTGAAGATGGTAGCCGTTGTGAAATTTGTTGGTCACGTATTGTCCAATCATATAAACCACGTTAATCCAAAAATCAGCGGCCATATAGCTTGGAATGATGTAAGCACCACCAGCAGAATCATATTTCTTGATGCGCAAGATTTGCCTTCCTTCCCCAATCTCGTTTGGATTGAAAGCAGGAATAATAACAGCATTCGCCAAATCATTCATTTTTTTCTTCTTTCTTTGGTTGGTGATTTCACCCCAAGTTGTGGAGTAGTAGTATTGATCGGGCACGCCATATTCGTTGCTCTCTCCTACTCTTATGGTGTTGAAAGGCTTGTGATAAACTTCAGCAATCTTGCCATCAGCAGAATAAATAACTTCAATAAAACATTCCTCAAAGATTGCCATATCTGAACTTGCCTTTTTGAATACCTTTTGTACGTCATCACCTGCACCATTCTTTGTGGTAAGGAATTGAGCAAGGGCACTGTTGTTATCATCAGTTGGATACAACCCACCTGCATAAATCAATGAAGATTTGAGATTTAGGAAATGCGCGTGAATGCTGCTCTTTTGTTTAAGATCAAGCAACTTTTGTGGCATTGCATTATCCTCTTCATCATTGCTTGAATTGAAATATTCAATGCAGCCACCATTTGCAGCGGGCTTGCTGGTTGTTATGTTTGGGTTTAACGCTTTGTAAAATTTCTCTTCAAATCCCAGTATGTTAATTGGTGTTTTCACTTCTCATAGTTCAAAAAAATAAATGTTATGTATACAGGATCGTTTTCGATCCCTCTTTCAACAATGCCATCATCAAACGTTCCGCCATTGCATTATGCCCGTACTCATTTAAGTGAATATGGTCGAATGAATCTAGTGCCGGGTTCAATTGGTTGGTTGTATAAAACTTGGTTGCCTGAAAACCATCAACCAATGTATCACCGCTGGCAGTGTACGGTGAAAAAGTTGTGTACGCGGCATCGGTAGAATAATTTCGAGCAATCGGCGAACCGTGTATTATGCGGACATACGGAATGTTTTGCTTCAAGTAGGTCACCAAGCTATTGTATTGAGTCGTGAAGCCTGTTGAATTCGCAATATCATTTGAAAAATCATTGAGGTAGATAAAGCGGGGGTTAGAAAACTTGATTGTTCGTTTCAATTTATCAGCATCACGTATACCTGCATCAACACCAGAAAAGTTATTGAAACTCATACCCAAGCTGTTCGCCGCTTGTTCAATGTAACGTGCTCTGTTCTGTCCGGAATACACATACAAACCGTGACCGTTCGAATCAGAAACAGCAACCAAGTCGACGTTCTTTTTATGGTTGGAAGTGATTTCCAAATCCATAATACTGATTGACCCACCGTGGTTATATATTACCGGCACGCCAACATTGTTTGACCAGAATGAACTTCCAGTCGTTGTTATGTTGTAATCATAGTGGCTTTCACCCTGCAATACGTTCGACGCATTATACAATCTTCCCCACAATCTATTCTTCACACGTTCAACTTCAAAATAATACGTGCTGTTTTGAACTATGGTAGTATAACCAGATGATGGACGTTGTTGAGATGGTGACCCATTCAATAATGAATAAAAATAGAAATCTGAACTTTCAGCAGACAAGCGACACACTTGGTCAATTTTGCTATAGCCGTTTGTGCTACGCATACCGAGACTGAAAGCATAAGTAGTTCCACCAACAGCAGAAGTAATTTTGAACTTTGCTTTAATCTTCCAAAACTCGAAACAGTTTTGGGAATCACCAGTGTAGCCCGGTTGGTTGAACTGGTCAATTGTTGCATACTGTGTAAAACTTCCCGTACCTGAAAACAATTGCAATACTCCTCCTGAGTGTAAGAAGCCACCAGTAGTTGTTAAGTATGTATTGCCAGCCTGTAAGAAATCAAAATAATATAACTGTCCAAGTGTTGTTGTTGCTGGTCGTGCTGGTCTTTCATAAGGTGCAAGAATATCATTAATATCATCAACGTCACCTTGTACGGCGTTAATCTGCGATGTGAGACCCGCAGCACTATTTGCGATTTGTTGGTTTACAAATCCCTTGTCCACAACTGATCTATCGCCAAAATATGCACTTTGATCCGATGTGTACTTTAATCCGTGTTCATCGAATCGAAGTTGAAATGGTGAAGGCGACGACCCAATAATACCAACACCATTACTTGAAGATGATTTTCCGAGCAACGCGTAAGAAGGATCAAAAATAAGTCCAGCAGCATCGTTAAATAAAAAGATAGAAGATGTGAAGGTGTTAAGGTATCCATCAACACCGTTCGCGTTGACGTTATGATTGGTCAGTGTATTGAACTTGCCGTAACCATCGGCTGTCATACTATAAATGTGTATGCCATCAGATGAAACATAAGTCAAGTTGCTTAGCGTGTCACCACTATACGTCACACCCTTTACCAATCTTCTATTCTCGATTGCTGATGTATCGAATCTGTTTCCAGAAAAATACAGAATGCCGTTAAGCGTAACGATGTTAGAAAAAGCGTTTGATGGAAATACATCACCCGAGTAATTACCCGATGTGGTCGAAAACTTCGTCATAAAATCAAATGACGGATCGAAGCTGTACAATCCACCAGTTTGCGTGGTTATCCACATTTGAAAATTCGAATAGACAACATCCCTTGTCAATTGCTGAAGAATATCACCAGAATAGTTGCTACCAGACACATCATATTTCAAATGTCTGCCAGTGCTTATTGTGTATCTGGCTAATCCGTGTGAAGCAACTACAAAATAGACGTCATCGTTTGTGTTTTCATCCAACGCAATATTGGTACAGGCAAAGTTTTGAATCGTGTCGCCACTATAGTTTGAAGACGTGCTAGTGTATCGGGTATTGACTAATGATGTATAGTTGAATTTCCCGAAACCAAGAATATCATTCGACGTATAGTATAGGTCATCCCCAATCCATAGCCCTTTATTAATGTTGGCTGGAATGGCACTACCTGTATAAGTTGATCCGCTGTTTGATGGGTTATAAACCGTCGACGTGAATAAATTAAGATCAATTATGTAAAGTCCACCCCCAAGCGTACCAAAAGTTAAAATTGTCTGGGTCGGGTCAAGGATAATAAACGTCACGTCATTATCTGGAAGATTATCACCGAGAATGCCATAGTTGTTCAAAAAATAGTCATTGACAGTGTTGATAAAATCAACTTGTGCGAATACATCACGTTGAGATTTCAACGTTGCCGTTTCAGCAGTCAGTGTTTCAAAATAGATTTTTGAATTGCTGTTGATGTATCCCACATCCGGAATTGACCGAGGTCCAAAACTTGCTGAATAATCTCTGTCGTATTCAAGTCCTTTGAAACCATCCAATGTGGATGAAACGGTTGCACCAGTGGTGCCAGCAGCAGCAAGTTGCAATTGCACATCTTGACCGCCGATGTTATTATTTTTGGCAAGCAGTGTTGTTTTCCCCTCTGTTGCCGATATAGTCGATTCTGAATTATTTTTATTGATATACGCTCTCGCGTCTGTCAAACTTGCGCCGACCCTAGCAACGGGAACACCAGTATCGTAGGTCTGTATCACACCATCACCAATGCCCAAAGCCATTTGCGAGGTATTACCGTTTACATCGAACGATACACTTTGTGCCGCCGTTACTTGAAAGTAGTTTAGTTGGTTTGGTGATCCTATGAATAAATTTTGATTTTGGTCAAACGAGGAAATATAGGTATCACCAGTAAGCACACCCCCCAAACCTATTTGTTTGCCGCCTCCCAAAAGGGAAAGCCCGTTTGTTGCGCCTGTAATGGTTCCAGTTGAACCGGTTGGAATTTGAGACAGTACCCAAGACTTATCAACTAAACTATGATCATCATAGTTTGCTGAATAGTCACCAGCATATTTAAGACCACCAGTAGTGGCAGAAATAACCAAATTCTTATTTGAAATATTTATGTTGGTGTTACCTGTGAGAGGTCCACCAAGTACAATGTTGTTGCCGATCTTTCTAAGACCGTTGTTAGCAGTTATGTTAACAGTTGTACCCGTTCCACTTCCACTTGCTTTCTCTACTAGGTTGGTTACGTCATTCTGAAACCAATATTCAGTTCCACCAGTCACTAAAACTGTTAAACCAACATATCTTTCATATGATGGGATTGTTGAAAGTACCTGACTTGTAGAAGCGTATGGTAAATTGTTTGCATTTAGATAACGCTTGTCAACTGGCTTGGGTGCTGCAACGTGTAAATTGTCATTAAACGGGATTGCCATTATATATAAAATCTTAACTTATTGTCATACCACCGAAAGTGGTGGTTGGATAATTGGAAATGTGAACTGTGTATTGTACACCGTTGATGGTGATTGCATCGCCATCGGGGAATAGATTGCCACCAATGTTAACGGTTCCCCCAATATCACCTTGGTTGATAGGAGAAACAGCCCAATGGGTTTTAACTCCGATGCTGGTAGGGTATGCAATCCAGATATATTCACCAGATGCTTGAAAATCGATAGTGAAGTTGACACTGCTGGAAGTGAGAACCGTTCCACCAGTAACCAAACCTGCACTTGCCGTTGGTCTTGAACCCGATGCTGTACCGAAATAAAAGATGTAATTGATAAGAGTATTTGAACCCAACGTTTTGAAACTCATATAAGAATCTTGAACAAGAGAAAAAGCAATGTTATTTGCATCATCGGCATTGGTGGCGTCCTCTTTATCGAGTGAATAGCCATTTTCAAAACCAGTGATAAATCGGTTGCCTTCACCATCTTCGAAAACGACAACAAAGGTCTTGCCCTCTAGGTCGAATACTGATTCTTCGTTGAAATCCAATACACTTAGATCGAATTTCTGTGCATAATAAACACCTTTCGCGTCTGTGGTTCGGTTTTGGGTGAATGTGCATTTTTCAAATAAAAATTCATCGAATATGGTATTGCCAGAAAGCACGATTTCATCATTCAAAATGAAGTATTCCAATGGTGAATCTGTAACATCGTACAGAAAGAGTTTCATTATTCCCGGAAGTATTGAGCAAGATGCCATATAGTATATATAAGTATCATTTTGAAAAAAGTCGGGCATAAAAAAGGCTATCCGGGTTGGATAGCCTTAAATCTTTTGACTCACAACGGTTACGCGATGATAGAAGCAATCACAGATGAAGAAACTTCATCGGCGAAATCCAATGTATTCGCGATAAGAGACACTGTTGAACCTCCCTGATCGGTTGGAGCAACACCACGGGAAATGGTGAGGGCACCACCACCAGCGACTTGAAGACCTTTACCGGTCTCACCAGCGAGCTTGTAAGTTCCATCACTTTCTTGAACGATTGCCATAAGCTTTGCACGTTTCAAACGGGACAACACTTGTTTCTTTTCTTGAGAAATTTTTCTAAGGGTCATTGAAAGAGTTTGCTTTACAAAACCTCCTGCATCCCCCTGTACCTCTTCCTCCAAACCTGACCCGACCACATCGTCGAATTCGAATCCATAGAATTTGCCGCCATTGCTCATTGTAATTCCGGTTATAACGTCTGTAGATGCATTCTTGCGAACACTCGATACTTGGGATTGGTTTGCTAGGTATACTTTAAGCAAACCACCAAACGAGCCATTGCAATCATCATCTTGTGTTGTTATACCGGTTGGTAATAGACACGCCATATTTTTAATTATTTAAAATTTAAATGTTATTTGAAATAAGGGGTAGGTATGAACCTACCCCCTATTTTAGATTTTCTTAGAAACCTACCAACACGATTTGTGATACGTTGGTAACTGCTGGAACGTACTTCCATTCAGCTTCAATTCTTGCATTTCTTTCAAGAGTTACACCGTACATATCTTTGATGTTAATAGTTGCATCAGGCAAACCGATGTTAGAAGCAACGTGGAACGATTCACGAAGACCTGCCACGATAACGTTGGTGAACAAATCAACACCACGAACTTCGATACCCAAATAGGTAGCTTTGTAGTCGCTTTGAGTTGTATTGATACCTTGTTGTGCCAATGCTTGCTTATAGAAACCAAGGGCTTTGAAGGAAACAAAGATTACACCTTTGCTTGGGTCTTGGTTGATGATCGATTTCACAGCATCAGGAATTGCGTCATATGCTTGACCCAACTTAGTTGTGATGTTGGAAGTTGAAAGGGTGTTACCAGCGATTTCAACCGCGTTACCATTAAGCAACTTTACAAAACCATCAAACATAGTCTTGGTATAAGTACCACCAGTGGTTGAACCAGTGGCAAGCGAACCTTTCCAAAGCAAACTTTCAATATTTGCCTTCATTGTAGCAGCAGTGGTTTTTGCAAGGGCATCTTCAACGTCAGAAGGCAAGCCATCATTTGCGGCAACGCCATTCCAAGAATTGTAATAGTCCTTGTAACACTCTGTTTTATTGATGTGGAACGCCTTAACTTCTTTAGGGTCTTCGGTCACTGTGGTTGTACCAGCATCGGACCAGCTACAAGTTGAACCGGTAGCGATGATGTTGGACATTGAGAATCCACGTGGGATGTATTTGTACTGGACATTGTTATCAATGGTGATACCAGCAGTTGAAAGTGTTGCACTTTCTAGGAAGGCAGAAGCGTAAAAATCTGTTACTTTGCCTGCGAAACTTGAAGTAATTGTACTTGCCATAACGTTTATAAATTCTTTTTTAATTCTTTAGTTTTTGTGCTGCAATCTGAATTTGTCAGCAGCAGATAATTTTGAGTAATCGATTTTTTCAGCAGGTTCAGTTTTCACAACTGGTTTTGCCAAAGGTGTTTTCTTAAGCTTTTCAACTTCTGCTTTCAAGTCGTTGATTTGCTTCGAAAGACTTACCTTGTCGGCTTCTGCTTTTACCAAATCCGCTTTCGCTTTTTCAAGTTCTGCGTTTGGTGCTGCTGGTGCCTCTTCCTTTTCTTGCGCTTGTGGTGCTGGTGCATCCTTAATGTTAGTTGCAACGCCTGAAGCTACAGTAATAACTTTGCCATCATCTAGTGTAATGTCCCCATCTGGTGCAGGTTCGCCGTCGATGGTAACAGCCTCACCAATGGACCCGTATTGAATGGCTTTGCCATCAGCGGTCTTACCAGACTCGAATTTCTTTTCTTCAACAACTGGTGTTTCTTCCTTTTCGGCTTCTGCCAAAAGTTGTTTGAATTTTTCTAAAATTTTATTCATCATTTTTTCAATTTTATTTTCGATTTTATGAAACTTTTGAAGGAAAATTTCCACGGAAAAACCGTTCAATTCTCCTGAAACGACCTTATTAAAAACTTCAGCATCTTCAATTTTGTAAGCCACGAACCAAGAACCAATTGTGGCTTCCTCAATGCCCTTTGCCCTAACAGCAGCTAACATTTCCTCGCTATCTATGATGTAGCTTTCGATTAAGAAAGCATCAATGTAGTTGGTTGAAGAATGATCGGTATTGACGTTCGATGTTAGTTGTTCCTTATGGAATTTGTTTCTAATTCTTTCAATTGAATCTGCTGTGAAGTATCCATAATACTGTTCACCAGCATCATCATAACGAAGGATGTTTTTGTCTGGAATCAGGGCAAGACCTGCAACAACTTGCTTGTACTTCTCTCCTTTCAATTGAACAAACTTGCTTTTCTCTTTAGAGAAAAACACAAAGTCACTTTCAATTGCAGGTTGGTCAACAAGGGATATAGTTTTAACTCCACTTAGTGGGTTGGTTTCGTCTATATCAAATTTCACTCTTGGTATTTCCATACTGTTATCTTAAATAAGTACCTACCCTGTTTTTTTCACGATCATTCAATGACCCCTTAATATATATAAGTACATAGGGCGATTTTCTTACCTGTAATTATGCGACAGCACCAATAGAAGCACGTGATTCTAAAACATCAACATTTGTATTGGCATCCCGAACCTCAGTAACTGCCACATAAATCTTGGCAGATTCAACGGCTGCTTTTATGCTTTGAGCAGTCAAAGCGTTAACGCTGGTAACGTCTGGTGTGATTGGTGGCAATGCTTCCGAACTGAAACCACCAACTGCCATAGGTCTTGCAGTTCTAGCCATTTCCAAATGTTGAATCATTGAACCATAAACCGGATTTTCTACCATCCATCTTGGTGCAACCCACTCATTGGCGTGTAACTGTACCGGTCCACCTGCACGGCGTTCACCAGTGCTGTCTGTAGCACCACCCGGACCAGTGAAACCATAAGGAGCACCACCAGAAGCAGCAACCAAAGGGATAGGTTCAGGCTTATTGGCAATGATGATACCGGTTTGAATCGCACCGAGTACACCAGCAATGATGGATAATGGTATAACTGGCAATGCTTTCACCACGCCGAGTGCTGTATTGATTACAGATGATATGATTGCATTGGCATATTCAATTTGGTTCTGCTTGTTCTTGGATTTTATTTCCTCATTCTGCAACCTCCTACGATCATCACTTAATTTCTTTTGTGTCTGTTGCTCCTTTTGGATGCTGGCAATGAGTGCTTCACGTCTTGCCCCTTCCGCATCCGACAATTGCCCGGTTGCCGCTTGTTGTGTGGCAACAGATTCTTGGAATTGAGTGTTGATTATGTCTAAACGTGTTTCGATGTTATCAATTTGACGATTGATGGCATCGGAAAACGCGGTTGTGATTTGGTTGAAGGCATCGAGAGCAGCAGTTGAATAGGTACTGATTGCTTCAATATCTTTCTTAAACTGTTCTTCCTTCTTTTTGGCGTCCTCTTTGTGCTGATCATCCAATTTCTTCAACCGTTCCTGTTCCTTCTGCACATCGAGGTCGCGGTATTTTTGTCTGATCGAAACAACATCTTTGTTGCGTTGCTCTTCAATCAACAGTGTTTGCTGTGTTATCTGTGCTTCGCTACCTTGAAGGGCCTCAATCTTGTTCTTGGTATCAAAATCGAGTTGCGCCAACTCTTGATCTTGTCTTTCTTTCAGGTTGGCAATACGCAATTGAGTAATGTTCTTTTCCGCTGCAATTTCAGCTTGGATACGTGCTCTTAGAATCTGCTCGATCTCACGGGCATAGGCATCCACTTCTGCCTTGATGGCTTTCATCTTGGCATCTTGAAGTTTCTTTAAATCATCCTGTTTTTTCTTGTTGGCATCCCTTTCAAGTTGATTACGTTTTTCATCTTGAGCATTGAGCACGTCAAATTGGTCACGGACGTTTTGCAACTGCTTGCCATACTCTTGCAATTGTTTATTCAGTTCGTTTCGCTTGGCAATCTGGTCATCAAGACCAAAGTTCTCGTTGAACCCAAATATTCTATTTGATTTCTGCTTGGTTTCTATCTCATCATTGAGGGTGTTGATACGTGCCTGATAAAGCAGAATGGATTTTTGAAGCAACTTCTGTTCTTCAACGAGCTGTTCACGGTTCAATTGGGAAATTTCATCTTCCTTACCGCCTTGGATTCCAAGCAATTTTATCTTTTGCTCGATCTTGGCATTCTGATCGTCAAGTAATGCATTGGCAATTTTCAAATTGATTACCTGCTTATTGAAATATTCCTCTTGCTTGTCTCCTGCAATACCAATAGCCTCGGCAATCTGATCCCAATACGCAACTATGGTGCCTAGGGCGACTATGAATAATCCTATACCCGTTGCCGTTAGTGCCGCGCGAGTTGTCGAACCAAAAAGCTTGGCACCGAGGGCAGATTCCTTGAAGCCTTGTATGTATGCTGCAAATGCCTTACGGTTGCTGCTGGATAGCGCTTCCATAATCGGCTTGATACCGGATACCACAACGTTAAGAGACGAAGCAACTTGAATAGCTTTCTGAATCTCTTTTTCGGTTTCGGCACCAAATGCCGACGCGGCCACGGTCGCGATACTGAACGATGCCGCGAGTGCGCCCCCGATCTTGGCAACAGAATCTAGTTTCTTTTCGTCTGAAATATCTTTCAAACTGTCCTTAACATCATTCAGTGAACCATTGGCTTTCTTAGCCAAATCGGACATATCGGCAAAAGCCTGACTGTTCACATCGAGCGTTTTTAACTCTTTGTTGATGTCTTTGATGGTTGCATCTAAATCGTTAATGCTCTTCGCATTTTTTAATTGAATTTCTAATTCAACACTTCTACTTGCCATTATTCATAACGGGTAATCATAATATTATTTTTAAACTTTCAACAACGTGACCTTTGCCGTGTTGCCAACTGGGTCAAAATTCTGAATGCTTATAAGCCTGTACAATTCATTGTCATATGACAATGGTCGCGATACTTGCATTTCTTGCCAATCGTTAGCGTTCATTCTCATATTGGCAGTCAACAAACTGCTATCCCTCAACGTGTCAAACTTGTTCTTATGGAAATAAGTATAAAGGTTGGGAAAGGTAAAATCACTATCTCCCATTGTCAATGAAAATGCCGTTGGTTCGTGAACATCGGATAGCGTCCCGTTGGTCATATAGGTTTGTAACAACCCGTGCGCCTCCGCTGCTATCTCTGTTGACTTGTCATCCCACGTAAATCCACTGATACGATTCATCAAAATTGACTTCTGATAATTACTCATTAGCTTGAAAGGCGATGCCGATGTTATGTAGTTCTTATAGAAGTTTGGAGCCGAACACGTTCCACCAGAAGTTGCCAACAGAAAATAGCTATACGTCTTATATTCCTCACTACTTGAAGTAGCACCAGTTAGAACGTAGTCATAGATGGTCGGTCCATAATAGAAGTACATTTTCATTTTGCCCGGATACTTCATATTTTCCGGACCGTTGCCAGAACAATAATCCTGATCATCTTCCGAAAATGGGTTATCCTTATTATCAAGTGGTGTCTGATCCGAAAGTAATGGGATGCCAATAGTTAATGCTGGTGTGGGATATTTTGCGCTGGAATAATTCACTCCGGCAATATTGGTTTCATTCAATAGCGTATATGAAAAATAGTTTGCTGGAGAAAACGCTAACTTAATTTCTTTGTCTCCTGTGGTCTTGTTCCAAAGGTTCGAAAACGCGTTCTTGCTGTACTGTTCGTTGATCTTGGCAAAATAAATTGAAATCGATCTGCGAATAAATGTGTTTTCACAAAGTGCATCAGTCGGGTTCTTCTCCCCTGCCAACACTCGATCATAGTCGAACCATCTTCCATATCCCATCACCAAGTTATTGCTATCGTCTTCAGTAAACGTAATCTTGGTATCAGTATCAGCGTTACTTACGTCTATAGTGCTGGCATCAATTTTATAGGTCAGATCATACGGGTTCGATAGATCGTTGAACAGTACATTGTACGTTTCAAAACTGATCGACTTGTTAACCGGATCAATAGTGAAGTACAAGTTGAACGCGTTGATAACGCTGGTCAAAAATGTAACCTGATCAACATCCGGGAGAATCTTATTCAAGTTGAGATAGTTGGTGGTTCCCGTCTGAATGGCACCAGAAAAATCTTCTGGGTTGCCCGCAAAAGGAATTATGATTTTCTTAATGTCGGCATTTTCAAAAAATGTCCCGCCTAAACTAAAACCCGCATCATTGATAATCCCCTTGAAAATGGATTTCAAATAGATCGCTGGTGGAAATCTTTCATAGAAAAATGGATTCTTCTTACCCCAATTGAGGGAAGAATTGATGTTGTTCCAAAGTACCCCAAATTGAACTTCATCGTCTAGCTCACTGCTCGTGTCACTGGTGGTAGTGGCGGACAGCATAAAGGGAGTTTTATAAAACGAGTATATGAACTGAAAATCTGTTTCGTCCGCATTTTGATAGTTCGCGTCCAAATGCGTCTTAATGGTTTGCTCATAATTCCATTCTATGGTAGGCAAAAATGTTCCATCAACGAGCTTCTTACCCTTCAGTTCGTCCACCAGTTGCGTGAAGCTGGAATAGAACACGCACTTATAGGTGTCGCTGTCATATCCTGAAAGTTCTATGATGCCATCAAGCAACAAAACATTGTTGTTGAACACCTGACAACCAAAAGATTTACCTTTAAAAATCTCTCGTCTTCCCTTCACATCTGGGAATTCAAAACATTTACGGTTGTTCTTGGTCTTGGGCAAACTAAGGGAATAGGAAAATTCCCCAAATCTCTTTGAAATATCCCGCAAATCGTCAACGATACGGTTTAGTTTGATGCCTAAACCAGTATCATTTTCGTAATCCAAGACGTTGCCATTATCCAATAAAATCTTTATGTTGTTCATTACACAGTAACGGAATTCTCATAGCTAGTCTGAATGAAAGTACATTCAATGTTGTACTCGTTCGACTGATTATTTTTTGTGTATTTGTAGGAATCCAAGACCAGAAAGTTTTCAAAATCGCTAGTGTAACTGTAAATCTTGGTAGACTTCATAAGTTCTATCAACCAATCAAACGTTGCTTGACTAACAAAACCACTGTTCACGATGACTCGTTTTGTCACCTGCACATCATACACGGCATTCTTTATAAAGCCCACGGAATACGAGCCATCGGCATTGGGGGTAACTGGATATTCAATATCCTTTTTGGTTCGGTCAATGGTTTCTTCTCTGAGTCCAATGAAATCAAAACTATCGAACGTGCCCCAATCATTTTGGAATATCACACCGAAACGATGTGAAGGATTGACATAGGGATATGAATATTTTTTTCTTTTCGTGTATGGTGCTGACGTTGGATCAGAAGTCAAACTTACTTTCTTGAAAAATACAGCGGTGTTGGTTGTGGTTCCAGTATTTTCTAAATGCACACGAACCGCGTACATATCATCGATTATGGTTTCAGGTATAGTTGTTGATCCAGATTTAGCTTTGGTGCTGATGCTTGAGAGAACGCCATATGAGTTATCCAACATTTCGGCAACCATACGGATATTATTGTTCGTGGTACCAGTAGTTGCCCAAACCCAAGTAAAAGTATGGTCACTATCTTGCAAGCTGGTTAGTTCGTCCTGCATTAAATAGGTAGTCTTGTAACTAGTGGTATTGGCAGTTGTAAGTAGCTCGATAGAGTTTAAAAATATCTGATCGCCTGCAACGAAGTTCGTACTAGACACAGCTATGATAAATGTGTCACCACTAGTCCAAATAGCTGGATTGGTGATGTGTAACGTTGCTGTTTCTTCTGATCCTGTAGGACTGAAGTTTGTGAACTGCTGGTTGAATAGCTGGCTTGAACCCGCACGGACAATAAATGACATTTTCAAATTGCTAGATGCTGGTGATGCTGGTAATTGCCATTTCAGACGCACATCAAATGGTTGTGATGGCATACTGATCGGATTTAGGCGAAGGGATTTAACACCAAAAGTCGAAACCGTTGTTGCCTTTAAAAAAGTGCTGCCCGTTACCCAACCAGCGGTTGAACCAGCAGTTGGAGTGGTGCAAGTTGTTAATGAAGCAGTATTGCACCAGCCATCATAAGAGGAATTGAAATTATATATAGCATATTGTGTAACAACAGTGGTGGTCCCCAGTCTTGCAATCGCGCTACCACCAGAATACGCACTGTATACAAACGAACTTCCCGTCCCTGCATTCTCCCAAGGGAATTGAAGAAATCCGGGAGGTGGCACAAATTCATCGAATGAACTATTTTCCAATTCTTCAACAACCACACCTTCACCTTTGACAACGAGGTCAACGGTTTTGATTTTCTTGCCTGCAAGGTTCTCAATATCGTTTAGACCAGTATCGTTAAAACTTACGTTAAGACAATACAACCCACCTTGGTTGGTCATACCGGTAACTATGGTAAGCAAATTTTGATTGAAAAGTTTAGAGCCATCCCAAAACGTAATGTCTCCCACCAGCTTCAACTGGTTGCCAATATTTTTTGGAACTAGGAAGTAAATAAATTGCTTTTGTTCTCTGTTGCTTATGAGAACTTCAGGGGAATTTGTCAAAAGAGTAACGGGCGATCCTGTAATGCTGGTAAGATTGTTGGCAGTTTCATTGTCAATCGCGGCATTCATCACCCACTTGAAAGTGGTTAACCCCTTGTTGGTCTTATGTACGCTGTTCTCGTTCGCGACAAAACGATATTTTTCACCGAACCGGAAGGCGAACGGCTTGATATAACTGTTGCTGACAGTCCCACCAAGCTGATTTAAGTCAGGTTTTGGTGTGCTTAAGTATGAATTGCAAACTTGGTGAACGTCGAATCTGTGAATATTGTCCTTTGAGAATGGTAATACCTGTTCAGTGAGACGGTTGAAATTGGACATATTCAACACTTCGCCATATTCCGCGTTGCTATCATCTATAAACGTTTCCACGAACAGGCTATAATCTTGTATGGTGCTACCTTGAAACTCATCTGCACCGTCTTGTAACGTGTCATATGTGATGTTTGAACCATTGGAACTGTACACATTGCTTGCCGACAATTTCAATCTGGAACTTGGTTCCTTTCCGATCAGGTAGACGTTGCTTCCACCTGAGTAATTGATATAGTAATAACGCGACAAAACTAAGTCCTTCTGAATGGCTTCTGCCAAACTGTTCGCAACCATCGCGGTTGTAATTCCACTTTGAACAACGTTGCCAGCACTGTCTTTAATGGTGCTGGTGAAAAAGAAATTGTCTTGAAACGGTTGTTCATTCGCCCAAAATGATTTGGTGTACTGCGTTGGTTGGACAAGTGAAAATCTTATCTCGTGGTTGTTGGTCGGTACGTTGGTAACTCTAAATCTAAACTTGCTAGTTTCAGGGGCACCAACGGTTCCCGTTGACAATGAAATTACAATCGGATTTTGTCCGGCTAGTAGATTTGATGGTTCTGTTATATTGACTATTGCCATTTCTATTTTTTTTATTTAATGATAAACATACCAGCAAGTGAATCCGCAACCGCTTCCTCAAGGAAGTCACCCAAACTATTACTTGCATAGTCCGCAACAGTCTTTTCAACTTCATCCACATAGTTCTTGCCTTTAATTCCCTTCAGATAAATTGACTGTTGCATAGCAAATGCAAGTTGATTTGTTGTTTTGTTTGCTGATCTGACATTATTTTTCTTGATAAATCTGATAAGGGCATCAATTGGGACTTTGCGGGGATTCCTCGGTTTTCTTCCTTTGCTGAGATATGAGTAATATTCATTCACGTACATATAAAGGGAATCGCGGGATTTCCCGTCTTCCCATTCAACCGACTTCACCAAATCAGAATTTTTATCAACTCCGTTCTTAATCAAAACTTGTTGAACGACAAGGTTCAATTCGTCTCGAAACTTTTTGCCTAAAGAGGAAAAGGGATTTTCGTTACGCTCCGTTGCCATTATTCGGGAATGTTAAATTGATCTTGGTAACCGGATTTGCAAAATGCTCTAAACGTATCTCCCTGAATATCCAATCTTACACCTGATACATTGTCATCAGTTGAGTTACGCACAGATATACCGTTAACGCTAGTGATCCTAAAACCCAACGGTTTCAAATCATCTTGCATTCGTGTTATGATGGCATCAGCTATGGTTTCCATATTTGAAATCTGCTGGTGATCGCCAACAACATCATCGAGGCTGGGATTGTTAAGCACCCACAGAGCGAATTGAACGGTTTTGAATCGGTTTGTCGCCAGTTCGTAATTGAAGGAATATGGTATCTCCAAATATGTCAGGGGATATTCAACGCCCTTACCGGTTGCCATCTGGAAATCTTCCCCATAGTCGAACGTTTTTACATCGTTATGCTGTAAGCAGATGGTTTGAATCTGGTCCTTTAAATCTTGTAACGTCATAACTTAAATAAGTATGACCTTGCGTTTAGGGATGCTATTTGCCTTGGGATTTTATGATTTTGTCCGTATGCTTTTTCAACCAGCTTTTGAACTTCTGAATCCAATTCTGCTTTTCTGTTTTTGAGGTTAAGCCAATGCAATACGATTTCCAACTTCTCCTTAAGAATCGAATGTATACGCGTAATGTCGCCATCAGCAAGCGAGTAAATATGCCCCCACCAACTGGTTTCTTTCCCATATCTATTATATGCGTCATCGACTCCATCAACTGGTGATTTGACGCCTTTAGAAGATCGTGGTAATTGATTGAAAACAATCTTAAACTGTGCAAAAAAAAAGCATTCACTCTACTTGCTATGGAAATTGGCAATTCCAAAAAGTGGCTTGCACGTTCCTCAACATCAAAATCGGAAAGGCTTTCGCCATATTTTTTACACATAATGGCAACTACGTATGGTAGTGCTTTGTATGGTTGGGATTTAAAATTATCCTGAGTTGTTTGCAGGCTCACGTAGTCCTGAAATTCTCCTTTCAATAGGCTTTGAACAACATCGTATGTCTCTCCTTTGTATTCAAATTGTGCAATGGGGTCTGTCGGCAACGGCTCGCTGAAGAATGTCAGACGTTCAAGAATGGATTTCACGTCCTTTATATTCATCTTCTTTACTTCATCAAAAGGGATGTTGCAATATCCAGCAATGAAAGCAATTGATTTAAGGTCAGGATTTTCTTCTGAAAGCCTTTCAACTTCCATTTGTTGTCTTATAGTAATTTGGTCCCAACTGGTGGGGATTGAAATATTCGAAAGTGTACCCATATAGAATAAATAAGTACCTTTTGCTATATTGGGTTATCAAATACAACCTACAGGCTTATGACAGTTGACCAAATTATCGCATTGATTCAGGGATTAGGCACCCTCGCCATAGCAGCGTTTATACTCTTCCAAAACAAGATTCTCAACACCCAAATCACAAACCAGAACCAAATGATTTCAAACTTGAAATCATTCCAAGAAATCATTGACATTAAAAAGGTTAGGGAATATGTTGACTTAAGGGAAGAAACCCACCAAGAAAAAGTAAAGCTAATGAAGAGTGAATTTGAAAAGACCTTGGAAAGCGAACTCAAAAAATCAAAAGATGAAGCCGAGAAAACAAAACAGTTCTATACAGAAACAACTTTGGCATTAAGCCGCCTACTCGTTAACCTAGATGAAAAAGAGCGACTTAAGTTTATGACTGCCAATTTAAAATCAAACTACTCCATTTATCAAAAATTGGTAACCATAATGACCAAAATTGACAACATCAAAATAAGCAAAATTGAGTTTATAGATTACGACAAACTGTTGAGTAACTATCAAAACAAACCGGAATAAAAACTAAGCAAACAAATTTGCTATCTTGGGCTGTCAAAACGATATGAGCTATGACGAAAAATGAAATTGAAAATGCATTTGCCATTTTCGCGATGGGTGGTGATCTGGTACTGGCAGGGCACGGACTTCCACCAGCATTTAGCGGACTTCAGGGGATAGTCAAAATGGTGTTCTCAACACGAGAAGCATTCTTAGAGGAAAAATTAGTTGCATTCTTTGAAGCTGCTGGCAAAATTCCCACAGAAGAGCGAGACAAACTATTGAAGGAACTCGCAAAAGACAACCCAAAGTTTGGCGCATCACTTCTAATCATTGTAGATCGGACAGAGAATGTGAGGAAAGCAACGTTGTTAGGGAAACTCTTCGGGGCAACTTTGAACGGAAGAATCACAACCAAGCAATTTGAACGGTTTGCCAGTATGATTGAAAAGACTTTTTCCGAAAACTTGGAATATCTTATCAACGTAGGCAGTACACACATAGTTGGCGGTCCCGACTCAATAGCAGCAAACCCGGACATTAACTACCAACTAGCTAGTGTTGGACTTATGAAATACCTTCTATTACCTCCCCCGACTTTTGCACAAGACGATGCAGTTATTGAAGCAAGATATGAGGTAACGGAGGCTGGTAGTATCATCGCTTCAATATGTAGTGAATAAATATATATGAAAGAAGGAATACACCCAACCATAATAGCAGCATTGATTTCGTTTATGGCACTCTGCTTAGTTGTACCGTTGACAAATCACCTGAGAGAAAAGAAAAAGGAAAAAACAAGATTGAAGGCTGAATTGATCGCTCGCCTGCGGAATTTTTTTTCCGTAAGAAATGAAGCAACATTGTATTTCAACCTAAACCTCTTCAAGAACAAAGTTTTAGAGATGCTAGATGATGACCTAAAAAAAATCAAAGCATTAGCCGAAAAACATAAAGACAAAGAACCTATCGATGGGTTGGTGGCAAAGCACAAAGAATTTAGCGATGACGTGTATTCAACAACGACAAAATTAACAGAACTATACAGGATGCAAGAAAAGGCAAAGTCGGAGTTACATTCGATTCTTTCACAATGTTCTTCCCATTTCCCTGCAAGAAAATTCTTACCTATCGAAACTTCAATAAAATACTACCTCAACACCTCCTATCAAAAAGCAGAACTACCCCAACTAGTGGAGGACGAAAACAGAGAGGATTTCAAAACGGAATTTACAATTATGGGTAACCGAATTGATGCTGTAATCTTGCTGAGTGCAACCGAGGGTACGAAAATTCTTAACGAAATAGAATCTAAGTTGTGAAATATCGCCCTATATATACCAACGGAGTGTTCCCCGATTGGAAAGTAACTGATTAACTGTATAAACCAACGTATCAACTATCCCATCGTGCTTTGCCATAGGGAACGTAGATACTTGTTCTAGGAATCCATCATTCCAATTTCCCCTAACCAGTTTCACACGTCCCGGTTCCAGTATTGGAGTTATGGCGGTGGTTCGAGAAACTTTAGAATCTTTCGGTGCTGGCAGTTCCAATACATTCAACAACGTTTCTCGTTTCAAGCTGGCAACAACGTCTTTACCATTGGACTTGGGTTCTATGTAAACTTTACCCTTAGCATCGGCAACTTTCTGAATCAGGCGCAAGAGGTCCGGAAATTCCAACCAGACTTCAATACAATCCTTTATAAAAACCTGATTTTCTTTAGTACCCGCGATAAGTATGGTGGTTGGATCATTGTTCTTAACATCGGTGGTTTGGGCAGTGTCAATGAACAAATGATAGGGAATATCATTAGGACAAGCGTCAACAAACTTAAACCAATCCTTTTTAAGTATGCCCCCACCGATTGGAGAGGGTTTCATTAGATATTGGCAGGCGAATACATAATCTGAACCAGTGAGGTCTGGGAAACTGTCCACGGGGAACCGGCTGTTCCACAGCACCCCGTTCTTATAGTTAACAGCCAATTCCTTTGGCTCAACATCCGTGGTTAGTTCAATTGGGAGAACGATGTTCTTATACTTATTTCGACCATCATTTGCACGCAAGTAACCGCTTAAGTCATTCTCGTGAACACGTTGACCAATGATTACCCTTAAATCAATGCTTGGGTTGTTAAGCCTGTTGTAAATCGTTTCTCGATATTTACGGTTGGCGTTCTCAAGATTGATTTCAGAAACGTTGTTTGCGTCAATGCTGTCATCGATCACAATCACATTTGCACCAAAGCCCGTGATGCTGGCACCCATAGAAGTTGAGACACGAGCACCACCAAACGTATTTTTGAAATTGGATTTGGCTTGGGTGTCTTGTCTGATTTGGATGTTGGGGAATAGTTCTCTATACCAATCCGATTCTAAAAGGTCCTTAGTCTTGGATGCCAGTTCCACGGCCAACCCTTCACTGTGGGAAATCATCAGGAACGACATATAGGGATTTATACAACCCCACGTCCAAGCATTAAGGCAGACAGAAACAATAAGACTTTTTGAAGTTCTTGGTGGAACGTTTATGTTTAAATCTTGGGTCTTGGGCTTCTTATCGGTGATCCGTATGATTTCCCTTTGTAACTCGCTGGTTATATAGTCGTGGTGCCAATTCCAATCCCAAGTATTGGAGGGTTCCAGCACCTTTGCCGCGTCTTGAACGAAATCAAAAAATGATGCCTTGTATAGTTGTCGGTATAGTTCTAATTGTGTCTGCTTGGAAAGGGCTTCACGATTAGCTTTAAGTTTTTCTTTAGTTGTCAAAAATCCATATCTTCAAAAAATAAATGTTATCGCTATATGTATATAAGTACCATTCTACTGATTGAGTCACCAGCACCAACTATAGTGGCACCCGAAAACTCAAGTTGGTTCACACCACCAGTAATAGCGGCGTTAGTTTCTTCTGGAATCGCGGCACTTTTAGGTGGTTTTGTGGGAGCTTACTTGAAGGAATATTATTCAGAAACCTTTTTGAAAAAGAGACGATTGAGGGAAATCCGGGTTGCCATCAATTTAAATGCTGCTGCATTGTTCAGGGCAGTCAGACCCTACTTAACGAATGGCAACGTTGCCAAATTTTTCAAAACACTGATGGACATTGTTGAACCAGACGATACAGAAGAGTCTATTGTAGCAAATAAACTTGCATTCGGCGAACCACTTGTCAAATTACAACCAACTGTGGATGCCCAATACAAAATCTTGAGTGACTACGAATCACAATTGATTTCACTTGCATATGAATGTGAGGCATATTTGCCACTCAAAGACTACCAACAATTGGTAAAATTCATCAAACAGATTACTAACCTAACGAAACGAGACTTTTATGCACTCGATTATCGCGGTATGACTAGAGATCAAGTGTTAAGAGAGTTTGAAAGTAAGAGTGAATCAGCCGTTGTAAAAAAAATAGAGGAACTAGATAAGGAGTATGATAAAGTTGCCGAACAAATCAACAACATCCTGAAAGTCAAAAAGAAATAAGACCTTCGATTTCAAAACATTTCATATATGATTCTGCTAGCAGAGCTAACAAATTCGCAATCCACATCAGTCATATTTACATCACCAGTACTAGGTGCCCTTGTTGGTGCCATACTTGGTGGACTGATCGCGTCCTACCTGAAGGAATTTTTTGGAGATGTTTACCACAAAAAAAGACGACTTAGGGAAATCATTACCGAGATGACCAGAAGCATAGGGTTGTTTGACCACGACTATCAAATGTATTGCAGGGAATCAAATCACCTCAAACTACACGTGGCGTTGTCTAAGACAATCTCGATCAGTCCTTCACTCCGAGACCGAGTACCCGAACTAAGGAAACAACACGAACAAAATGCATTGGCATTGGAACCGGGAACCGAATCGTTTTTTCAAAAGGCAACAACACATTGGGCAACTATCACAGCATTGTCATACGAAACTCAACACTACATCAACTCCAAAAAATATAAGAAACTCAGGAAAGTACACGATGCATTTTTCGAAAGGGTAAAAGCAAACACCGAAGTTAGTGCGGTAAAAGAAATGGACTATGCAACCCTGCTAACATATCTCCACACCGATTTCGGGAACGCTATAGATAAGTTAAATGAAATAATCACCAATACATCAGAACATTTCATTCGAGATATAAACAACCTCCTTAAAAGTTAAATTGACACTTTCAAGTAAGTCATTTTATAAATTTTTATAATTTTTGATTTTGAATTTTTTATATAGACGTGACAGAGGGACAGGCGAACAACCTTTTTTTTCAAGTCGGGGGGAATTCCAAAAGCGAAATCTTCTTTGGCATTTGCCACTATGGCACACGTTGCGAATCTTAGTTAAGATTTCTATCTTATGTCACCATACAGTTTCAGCCAAACAAGATTCTGTTTGGCAACAGCAAAAGGCGATTGCGAGATTTTCAAGGAAATAGCCAGAACGTTGCAACCAAGGGGGTAACACCCCACAGTTTTATAATTAGCACTATGTTAAGTAGGCGTGTAACTCACTGACAACTAGCAACAGGACGTTTTTGCCATTTTCACAAATCACCCCAAACTGATAGTTCATCTAACGTTTTGCCATTTTCGTTGCGAATTTCATAATGTGTTTTTGATTTTCAATTATGAAAATCACAATTGCCATCATCAGAACAGACCCCCAGATTTACTCCCCTCATTCGCAATTTTATTCTGGGTTTGGGTTTAGATCAATGATAGCTTCTTTACCTAACAGTTCCCGGATTTCATCCACCGACATTGCAGGTAGGTTAAGGTTGTTGGTTTGTGACAACGTCACGTTGCCAACGCTTGCCTTATCCTTATGAAGCTTATATAAGTCCTCTAAGCCCTTCAACGCCATCAATGCACTTCTCCTATCCCCTACTTCAATGGACTGTTTATAGATGAAATCATAGCGTAAACTATGGCGTTCTATAATAGCCTGTTGTTCGTACTGCCCTTGCTTTGCCAACTCCTGATTAACCCACGTTACATCAGCTTCAAAACTCTTTTCACCAACGTTGTATTCATTCACATACCATTCCCTGATTTCATAGGGGTAAAATCCAGCAGCATATCTATCTAAGACGGCTAGACGTCTTTTATGCACTGGACGATCTGAATTCACTTTCAGTAGTGGTGCAGTTGCACCCGTAGTATTTTCCATAATCTTAACTAAGATTTATAGTCACAATATTTTGTTTGGCTTGATGCCATTTAGGCACACCATATTTTATTTTGTTCGACCGTCACGACTTGTCGCGCCTCTCCGTTTTGTTTTCGCTACCGTTCATCGATGCCACTAACGCACTTTGTAATTTTTTTTAAAACCTCGATTTCCGATTTTGCCCTAGGGTTTTAACTTAATTATTTCTTTTTCATTCTTCTCCCGCGTTCGCTTTCAGAACCTTTTCAATCATCGCTTCTATTTCGGCAATGCTCATACCTATACTATCCTTGCCATAGTTAAGGCGTTGTCGTATCTGACTTAGGTTTTCTTCAATTGCTTTTTGTAAGTCTGCTTTTATCTTATCCTTCATATCCTAAAATTGTTCTTCTCATCAAAATAATATTTGCGTTCTCATTTCCACTGATGATGGCATACGCCCTTCTGATCCGTTCTAAATCATTATGACCATCGTATATCTCCTGTTTAACTGTCAGTGCAAAACGTTTATCTTTTTCTTCCTTCGTTAGATTTTCGGGTTCGGTTTTCTTAGTAAACTTCCCGGTTTGCTGATCTTTTATTGGATGTTTGTTCATAAGTATTTCTGCATTCTCATTTAATTCTTCTGATGCTGGTAATGGTTGAAAAGTGTTTTCTGTATCCATACTGGCAATTTTAGCTTTGATTTTGTTGTACACGGTTCCTGCATCGCAGTCACACGTTGGCGCGGGTCTTCCAAACAGTTCCTTGAAAATCCTCCTGTATTGTGTGAAGGAATCTTTTGTAAATGACTTTGCCATTAGTTCTTTATCAAAATCGGTTATCATAGTTGTCTTGTGAATTGTTTGATTTCGTGGGCTTTGAAATTGCCCATAAGCTGTTCAATACATTTTTCTCTAACGCCCCTTTCGTTTTCCAATAGATATATTCCTTTCTTGGGTATCACCGTTTGATTGAAGATGTTTCTCACGTTTAGTTTGTTTGAAATCTGGTATAGTGGATAATTGTTGACGTCTCGCCAAATCTCTTTTGACTCTTGGTGGATGATGTATTTGATTAGGTTTCTTTTTACATCCTGTTTCATTTTGCTTAGGATGTTTTTCACACTGGACATTGTTACACCTGCTTGCGTCTGGACTATCTTCCTATAGGTGTTGTTCTCAGTAGTGTAATAGACTTTGAACAGTGTTGCGTGTTTGGCTGGGTAAAATCTTTCGAGGTATTGAAATAGGTATTTTGTTACTAATTCCGTTTCGAAATGATGATGTTGGCTGTTGTGGTCATTCGCCTTCATCATCTGTTCGACTTCCCACTGATAGTCATCAGCACTTACAAAATGTCTTTTAGTACATTTACGTTCCTCTCTGTGGAAGTCGTGTTTTACGCTTTGTAGAATATATCCACCAAATTTGGTTGTGTCGGTGAACCCTGACTTTCTTATTCTTTCAATCGTTCTCTCAATTGCTCCATTCAATAGATCAACACTATGTTCTGAATGCTGGCAAATCGCATAAGATTTACGGACTAGTTCGGAATATTGATTACTTAGGAAGTGCCCAAATTGATTGCTTACCAACGTGTGACCTGACATTTTTAGATAGAACGGGATTTGATAAAGTGATTCAAATTTTGCGCAAACACCGTTATGCCACCGACTAGAATTGATTGCATAATGGTAAAGTGAAATAGTAATGCCAATCCCAACCCGAACCAGAATGCCGAACAGTAAATACAGGAGAACAATTTATATAGATAACCGTGTATGCTGGCAATAATCACAACGGGTAAGATCAATAGGAGCAACGGATAAAACCACCCTCCTATTAACCGTCTGTACGCCTTGGGAGATGCTAACAACATTAAGACTGGGTATTGCTTATCCAAAAACAAAAGTCGTTTAAGATCGCTGTAAACCCATTGGTAGGACATTGCAGCACCAGAAATGGCAATAAGGGTTATGAAACTAAGGATGCTCATTACTTTTTTCTCAAAATCATCTTAAGTAATTCCCGATCCGTATAGACGTAATCAATCTTCTCATCTTCGGTAGGTAAGTCAAAGGTTGGCTTGCTTACGTTCTTATCTGGTATGATGGCATAACCCCAAAATCTTATTTTATGCGGGCTTAAGTCAGTTGCACCATTCAAAGCCAACATAGTCATATAATCGTGAAAATGACCCGGTGATGTTCTGATTATGTAATCTGTCCAAGTCTGATCCTTATTCCCACTATCGACTAGTTCTACAAATCCCTTCATCGGGTATTCATAAGTTGGCTTTTCCTTTTCTTTATTCATATTTTTTCTTGTCTTGGGATGGTCGAAAATATCATCCATCCAATCAATCATTAATTTTCTCAAGTTCATTTTTTCTTTCTTCAATTTCTTCTGGGGTTAAGTATTTTGATTTCGGTCCACGATAAGGCTCCTTTTGATTTTGATATTCCGTATAGGCATCATAGATGTCTTCATCAGTCGCCAACTTCAGTGGCACCTTTAAATACTTATTTAGTATTCGAGTCGTGCTAACCTTATTCCTAAGGGCAATGAAATCGTTTGGAATGACGTGTGATGCCCTAAGATCATTGATTACGTTTTTAATCTTAGCCGATGGTTCTAATCGTCTGCACAAAAAACCTAGAAAATATTTATTCCCGTAGGTGTCATTTTCCAAAGCCGTTTCGATTATGTCAAGTACAGCCAACGTAAAATGAATCCTGTCTAAATGCTTTTTGTCAGCCTTGTCTTTTCTATACTTGTTTATCTTAGCTAAGAATTGACTCTTCAATTCCTTGATGTAAATACCATCATCGAAATAATTCTCTACCTGATCCACATCATACGTTTCCTCAAAGTCACTTGAAACAAACTCATATGGCGAATTATGTTTTACTCTATCCACGAAATACCATTTGAGCACGGTTTGGCAGTAACTATAGGTTCGACCGCGATCAGGTTGATAGTTCTTCAACGTCTCGGTAACTTTGGCTATGGCATCGTTCAAAAGGTCTTTGGTTGCCTTATAGCCGAATTGAATATTTCTGGCCGCAAAATATCTTCTCCAAATAATTTCACCCATCTCAAGTAACTTGGGATATATTTTTAGGTACACCCGTTCGGAACCTGTCCGATTAAACTCCATTATCCAATCGGCAACCTCTTCTTCCTGCCAGTAGTGGTTAACTGTTTTCGCCCTAATAGCTTTTATCTTGCTTGGTTTCTTGGGCTTTCTCGTTTCCTTTCGTTTATAAAGACTTGGTGGAAGCTTCAACTTAAATCGTTGCAGCAAATACCGTGTTCTCGTTTCTGTGGCGTTGAGGATAGAACACAAATCGGAAAACGATGTTGCTTTACTCAACGCGAACACCACTACCTTCATATATTCATCCCCTAAACGATCTGTTGATTTTTTTTCAGAATCTTCATTTGCCTTTAGTCCATATTTTTTGATTGACTTTTGGACGTGCGAACGTGAAAGACTAAGTTCATTGGCAATTTGTACTATTGTCCTACCCTCGGCAATCAACTTCCCAAGCTCTTGTTTTCTGTCTACTACTGGCCTGCCCCTAACTTTACCCACGTTCCTCGAACAATTTTAAACTTCGGTTATTTCTTTCGTGAATGATGGCACGCACCTTTTCGATGTGTTGCATCAGTTGCCCGCTATTCGATCTCCGATAGATGTTATGGCGTGTTCCAATAATGAAATCAGCTTTATAGTAAGACAGTTCAGTTACTAGCTTTGTCTTCAAGTCCCTGTTTTCATAGGATGTTGGCAGAAGCATTTCTTTCCACACAGGGTCTTTGATTCCACGCATATCATAGATAAGAATTGCATTTTGATACTTAATGATGTAAAACCCGGTACCGCCAAATAAACGCGCACCATCCTTCAAGGCTTCATACTTGTCTTTTTCCAAAAACGTCGTATGTCTATGCGCCTCTATGGGTGTATCTATTCTCTCTTTAAACTCGTAACAATGTTGTGTTCCAGCAGACACGAACATTCCATCCAACAGGCTATGTTCATTGTAGAACGGCGTATGACGCGTAACACCATTAGTATGCATCCATTTCGCAAACAACATATTCAAAGCTGTCAATTCTCGATTACTCATTTTTTCGATTCGTTCTATACATACCTACTTGAAAAAAAAGCAACGACGCGATTTCATAAAAATATTTTTGTACTTTAGTTAAAACATAACGTTTCAGGCTATGAAAATCACATCAGAGGATGACTTCATTGAATTATTAAGAGACGCCAACGTGATAAGTGATCTTCACGTAGCGGTCTTCAGTCTTACCACATTGATACAAACTCGCAACTCCGTTGGACTAAATAAGACTTTTATAGACTGCCAATTTGATGGCATTAGGCTAAATGGCGTAGCGATGGGAGATTGGACATTTAGAGATTGTACATTTAACGGGCTTGCAGTTAGTTCTGGCAGATCATCAAGTAAAATCGAACTCGAAAACTGTCAAATCGAAAGACTGGAGATTACAGGAAACCCATATTTTTTAGAAGCGTTGGAAATTCGCGGAGATAAATCCTCCGTCAAAGAACTAATTGTCGAAGGCGGAGTAAAGACAATGCATATCTCCGATGGCTTTGTGGGAAGTGCAATGATTAACGGTCTATCAACCGATGGTGTCAGAATCCATTTCGATCAATCGAAAGTAGACATATTAATTCTTTCAGGGTCGATTCAACTCTTTGCAAGTAGTTCATCAATCTTTCGAAAAGCTGAATTGGCCAACTTGGAAGTACGGGATTTAATAACAACCTCCGAGGGCGAGATTGAAGAGTGGCATTTTTTCAATGTAACATTAGCTCAGATCATTATCCTTGGTGGATCGTTTAATAGAATAAAATTCGATACAGTTATCGCAAGAGAACTGCTTATGTCTCCCGCTAAGTGCGGTGAAATCGACCTCATAAATAAATGCTCTTTTGAGTTCCGCAATTTATCCAAAGAGGATCAATCGAATTTAGCGTTTAAAGTAAACGTTTTGAAATTTGACCGGTTTAAGTGCGATGTTGCTACTTCCATCGTTTTTACCAACGCAATATTTGAAAAGTTTATTTTGAATGATACAGATAATGGTGGCTTAATCAAGTTAAGGAATTGCGTTGTAAATGAAGAATTCAGTTTACTATCAAGTGAGGTAAAGAAACTACGACTAAACAAAGTGACTCTTGAAAAAAAGTGCGAGGTTAATATTGTTGATTCCGACATTTCCGATGTTCGATTTGACAATTTTAAATGGAATAATCGCTATAAATTGAAAGAGCAATATGACAAACTAAAACACGGTGAACAAAAATACTTTCACGTCACTTTGAGAGAATCGTACAGGCAGTTAAAGTCGTTATTTAACAAAAACGGAAATAGAATAGAAGCGCTTGAATTCCAGAAGCACGAATTGAGAATTCACTTTCTTGTTGTTCAAGAAGAAACTTTTAAACGCGGCGTATCCGGATTTATCGATAATATCGGGAATTACTTAATATTAGGAACGCATAAGTGGGCATCATCCTTTGGACTAAATATCTGGAAACCATTCTTTGGTCTATTCATCGCGCACTTCATTCTGTTTAGCATCTTTCTTCTCAATAACGACTTGGGCTACCATCTATCTTTTGATCCAGAATGTGACGCATCATTGCAAGCATCAAAAGATTATTTCTTTACTCTTTTGCCTACTCACGGGTTTACAATGAAGAATGTCTTTTGTACGGGACTGGAATGCAAGGAGGTTAACATTTCCGGATGGTCGGACATTTTGCTACGGGTATTCTCGGGATACTTCATTTACTATTTCATTTCCGCATCAAG